CTTGTATAGTCCAAGACCCTCTTGTTCCATCTACTTCGTTATTTCTTGTTTTAGTGTTATTTAAATTTATATCACCAGTGTATATATCTCGCCATTGTTTAGATGCAGAACCTAAATCAACGGCATCATCACTAGCAGGCAATACAGAACCACCAAATACTGCTCCTGCATTAAATGTTGCTAATCCTGACTCACTACCATCTATTGTTAGAAAGGTTTTATCAGCACCACCATCTGTGCCTTTTAATATTATATCAGTGTCGTTGCCTTGAGCATCAATAGTGATGTTTCCAGCAGAAGTCGCTAGTGTACTTGCGGCATCTCCCGTTGCGATATCATCTAATTTTGTTGTTGTATCAACAGTAGCAAAACCTAATGTGGCACTACCATTTGTTTTAAGAAACTGCCCAGTACTACCATCAGAAGTTGGGTAGGCTAATCCAGATAATGTTGCCGTACCACCCACGGACATATCGTCTGTAACTGTTAGATCATCTTGGACTTTTAAATCAACAACACTTAAAGAAGCAAAAACATCATAAACTATAGCACCTGATCCCCCACCATTTGAAGCAATTAACTTGGTGTCACCAGCTGGTATAATTACATTTGCTCCAGAACCTTGAGTAAAAGTTAAGGCAGAGTTTGTTCCATTTTCCATAAACCAAAGTTTGGAAACTGTATTAGGGAGTAATGTAACTGTACAGACTTGACCACCACCTGTTAGTTTTAGGTACATTGATCTGTCTGAGTCTGAAGTGCCATCACCAATGGTAATATTATCTGTAGAAGCATTTGCTATTGCTCTTGTGCCAAAACCTAACGCTTCACCTATAAGCTCAAGGTTAGTATTTGTAGTATTACCCCAAGTTCCACTTCCATCACCAGTTCCAAGTTCAGTTAATCGTAAATTATTTACAAAGGTACTAGCCATTTAAATCTCCTAAGCTATAGTTATGATAGCATTTGCACCCGCTGCTGGAAAAACAATTCTAAATGTACCAGAAGAAACTGTGAAGTCTCCACCAAAGTTTAAAACTGCAATAGCTTTATCTCCATTGGTATCATTATAAATTAATGCTCCTCTTGCAGTGAATGATGCACTTGTCCATGTTGGGTCAGCGGCATCAAAAAATGCAGTAGTACCAGTAGATGAAACTGACTTACTTGTTAATGCTTCTCCACCTGTTGTGTAACCATTCCCACTCGCAACCTCATTTGAAGTTGTATAAGCAGTCGTTCCTGCACCTAAAGAAGCAGAACTTGTATAAAGAGCTATCTTTAAAGTGTCTGCCGCTAAATCGTGTTGTTCATCTAAAATTTCAACTTTAAATGATGTTGCCATTGCTTGTGATATTGCCATTTTTTAAATACCTCCTTCATATTCTGCTTGATAATTACGTTGCATTTCTTGTTGAAACAAGGCTACTGCTTCATCAAATTGTGCTTTGTATAAGTTTACACTATCTGTAGCCTTTAGGAAAGAGGAACTTTCCAACAAAGATGCAGTAAGTAAAACTTGCTCTGCATTATCACCTATCCAACTATTAGCGTTAGAAGGTGACAATCCTGTTTCTAGACCTATGAAATCTATTTCATAAGCTAGTGTAGCACTTGGAGATGGTGCTAGTAAAACTCTAATTCCAGCAGTTGTGGCATCTCTTGTGGCATACATAAAAGGAACTCCAGTTGCACTTGCATTTGGAGTATAATCTCTTAGATAGCTATCTATCCTATGTTTTAAATAAACAACATCACTGTCTGCCTTTGTAACAGCAACTTGTCGTATCATTCTAGCTCCATCAACAGAATATTCTTTTGTTCCTATAACTAAATTAGCAGATAGTTTTTTTCTATAACATGGCAAGTTTGGCAATCTACCAAAAATCATGTTTTCTGCTTGTGTTATTATTGTAGGTATTGATGTTTCAAATTCTGTACTATCATCTTCAATAAAATTTTTGATATTTGTTACTAAATTAGTATAATTCATTTAATTACCCCATGTACTTGAGCCATAAGTTCCTTCTCCAAATCCACCATCTATAACTACTGATTCTGTTCCTATTGCAAACGTTCCTGCAACACCAGTAGATGGAACATCAGTATCAAGACTTACTGTACCAACTCCACCAGTTCCTGCAACTCCACTTTCTGTTAATTCGTTTTCTGGTACATAAGCTCCTATTGATGTATTTCCTGCAACACCAGATGGAAACGGTCCAATAAAAATATCAATAGATGACGAACCAACACCACCAATACCTTTAACTTCTCCATCGCCACCCCAAACTCCATAACCAAATTCATTTTCTCCAAAACCATTAGTGTTAGTTTCTGGTATTTCACTTTCAGCAACTTCTGAACCTGCATTTGCAGTACCTTGTGCTCCAATGCCATTAACAGTTAGGTTAAGTTGTCCATCACCTTCTTCTCCAAATGTACCTATGTCACCAGTTCCTGCAACACCAGTCGCTATTACATCTGATTGTGGTATTTCAGCACCAATTACACCAGTACCTGCAATATTAGTGGATATAACATCTGTTTGTGGTGCAGAAGTACCTACTCCACCAGTTCCTACAGAACCACCATTTGGAAGCTCAAACACTCTATCAAAAGTAAAGGTTGATGTTCCTATGGCTCCAGTTCCTGCAACTCCACTTACAACTGCACCAGTTTGATAAGCACCTATTGCAGTAGTACCAGTAACTTTGCTTACATCTACATCTTTTTGGTCTTCTGGTGTATAGTTTCCTATAGCAAAGGTTGCTTCATTTCCTGTTACTACAAGACCAGCACCTACTGTACCAATTGCCCCAGTACCTTCTACTCCAGTTTGTTCTTCTTCTATTACGAATGATACTGTACCAACATTACCACTAGCATGAATATTTGTGCCTATTTGGGATCGTTGAACTCTTGATAAAAAAATATTGTTAGTAAAAGCAAAGTCTATAACTACATTTTCTACATCTGTACTTGGTCTTGGGTCTCGTAATGCAGTGGCATCTATTACATTTTTAGCAGGAGTTAACTGTGGATGTTTAGGATCAAACTCACTTGGCTCAACTCTCAAATTATCCCATGTAGTTTTAAGTTGAGTATAGGGAATTTTAGCTCCACTTATGTCGCTTATAGCTTGTGATTTTTTCCCTGAAGCGTATCTAGCCATTATCTTAAATTAAGCCCTGTAGGTTGCAGTTTAAGTGAAACCCCATCATTGTCATTATTAGAAGCAAAAGAAAAAGCCTCATTGTACAAGCCATTTAGTAAAGGAAACTTATCTGGTGCAAATTTTACTGCTAATTTACTAGCCAGTCCAGCACATATGCATTCAGACCATGTGTAAGGTATGTCTGCATCTTGATTTGATAAAGTAACATCATCTAATTGTGTCATTGCCCAATAATTTAATCTATATGTGCCTATATCTGGTGTTTGCCAAACATATATTTTATAAATATTATTTGATCCAGGTTGTCTGCCTTTATCTAACATATATTGATTTGGTTTTCCAGTATTAGTTTTGTTAGGTATTTGATTATATTCACCTATCGTAACTCTATTAAGTATAGTGTCTGTTCTTGTTGCATCTGCAGAATTAAAGATTACTACATCTAAAAAGTCTAAAACTCCTGCAGGAAGATTATAAGAACTAGTACCAGCTACTAAAACAAGTTCCCTTTGTGTTACTGACCAATAATTAATGCCACGATTTGCCCATTCAGAGAATAATAAATTTAGACTACGCCTTGCAGATATTGCTTGATCTCCAGTTCTTGTCTGAATATCTAATCCACATCTTTCGTAAGCTTCATTTATTATCTCTTCTATATTGGGTCTAAATGCAACTGTTTCTGATGTTGCCATATCTCACTCTAATATTTCTTAGTCATTGTTAAAACAATTTGATACGAATCACCAGTTCCTGCTCCAGTTGTAGTAAAAAATATGTCACCACTTGGGTTTGTGCCAGTCTGTTTTGTGTTAGGTAAGCCACCAACGTCTGTATAGTCTACTTCACCACTTTGACCTTCATCTAGATTTAACATAATAATATCAGCATCAGCATCAGCTAAAACTCTTACAGTCATGCCTTTGACAACCCATATACACTTTGTAATTTTAACTCCAGTGCATGGACTGCCATTGTCATTCGATTGTAATGCTGAAACATCTACCTTTTTAACTGCAGATTCATCACCAGTATCTACAAATTGATATTGAAATGCCATAATGATTTGACGAGTATTTTCAGAAAGAATGGTGCTTGATGTTATATCAGCCATTTATTTCTCCTATTATCTTTCAATCATTGCAGTTATGTAATCTACTGTTAATGTTTTAACTACTGCTTCACCATTCTGAATACCAAATGAAACAGTTATATCTTCATCATCTGGAAAACTAGCATCAGGAATTTCCACTCCAACAGGGTCACCATTATTTATACAATAAAATACTTTTGAAGAATTTGGGTCAATAAAAAATGATGCAGTAATAAATGTATCATTAGCAAGAGTTGCAATACCATTTGTATCAATTGCTTGGTTGTTTTTCTCGACAACTAAATCAAGTAAAGCATCACCATCATCTTTTTTAAAGAAAATACCATCTGTAGCAGTCAATGGAGTAGTATCTGTAATTTGAAGACCAAATACTAAATCAGTTTGAATTGCATCATTAGTGGCGAATCTAGCTGAGAAATAAGCCTTTTTATTACGACTAAATCTGAAACTCTCACCTTTTAATTGAAGGAAATCAGCATCATTATCTCCCGCCGCATTCGTAATCAATAATTGTCCACCTGCACCAGAAGTAATTGCTTCTGTGGCTGAACCAGTTCCAGCTTCTGTAGTGGTTATTGTCCAAATACCTGCATGATATTCTAGGAAGTCATTAAAATATCCATAGAATGTTTGATCTGAAGGGTAAGGTTGAAACATTGGTAGACTTTTTTTAGCTTTGGTAGTTGCATTATTACCTGCCCAAAAAATCATATTTTGAAAATGTGTATTAGCCATATCAATCTCCTTGTCTTGGCAAATGTCTGCTTTCGCAGTCAAGGTTTATGTTAAGGAGAGGAGTTATCCCCTCTCCCATCTTTAGTTTTTAAGCACCTTCTGTACCAAAAATGCCACGCCAGTCAGTAAATCCAAAAGAATATCTTTCTCTTACTTTGTAACGTACATTTCCAGTCTCAAAGTCACCTTCCATGCCTTTTTTCATAGCACTTCTTTGAAACATTTTAAGACCATCTGGTACATCTGTCTTAATAAAGAACTGATCAGCATCTGTTAAACGTCTCATCACATGGTAACCTTGGGGTAGGTATCCACCTGATTTGATAGCGTTTAAGTCATTGTCTGCAGTTCCAGTTCTCAATTGACTTTCAAGCAATCTTTCTGCAACGAAAGTATATGCAGTAGGAATAATTAACATTGTTCCTTGTGCGGCGATCCTAAGACCACGGTCATCTTTCATATCAGCAATATTTATCAAGATACTTTCTAAAGAAGTTTCAGATAAATCCGCTGCCGTTGCTAAAGTATTACTTTGAATACCATTTTGAGTTGGGTGAGAAGTGTTCAATAATGAAACTCCATCTCCACCAGCAGTTGTAGTAGCTTGGTTTAAGATAGTTGCGGCTTTGATCTCTTTGGTTGTTGCCATTGATCTCGCTAACGCTTTTGTATATCTTGAAGCCAATGAACCATATAGTCCATCTTCTTCAGCTTCTTCTGTTACAGAGAAAGCTAACGCTACTGTTTCATGTTGATATCTAGCAGTCCACTGTTGAGAAGCTGAATCGTAACTGATTCCAGCACCTTCATCTTTAATAGGAGCCGCACCAAAACCTGTTAACAATACGTCTTCCTCAAATGCTTTTTGAGATGTATTGCTTTCAAATACTGATGTATACTCTGGTGGATAGCTATCATACTCTAACCCGAACAAGGTATTTAAACCAGGCTCAAGCATTTTTGCAAATTGTGCTCTATTCATTGCCATTGTTTAAATCTCCCTATTTTCCAGCACTATCTTTGAGCAAGTGCTCATTGATAAGTACTTCCATTATTGCATTTGCACCAAAGGCATTGTCTGGTGATTCATACAAGCTCATTATTTTAGCAGTCGCAGCGGTTGCCGCCATGGTGCCTGATAATTCAAATCCAGATTGTCCAGTAGTTGTAGAACCAGCACCAGCGACAATATCACAACAATTCATAATATTAGTCTGTGCAGTAGTTCCTGCTGATTGAGCTTTAAACACTGTATATGGATCATCATATACATATGCCTTGATATTCGTTGCAACTGTACCAGTTGGCCAGAATTGTGAATATACAAATGATCCATCTGTAGCAGTATAAGATACTCCAGCAAATACACCTATATTATTAACTTCTGCGGCAGTATGAGGTGTTAACACTCCATCTGCAGTTATTATGCATACATCACCTGTGAAGATGTTTTCTGCTAATCCTGAAGTAATAGTATAGACGTTTGCACGAGAGTAACCATTACCACTAAGATGACGAATAGGTGTTAACCCAAAAGCGGCGTCTACGTTTGCCATTTTTCTCTCCTAGTTTTAAAAGTTAATCTTCCATGGCAGACAATTGTCTACCACCACTAACTGAACTCTTCCTCTCTTGATAGATTCGTTGTCCAGTCTTTTGCCCTAAAGCATCTAGGTCTCCAGAAAGTGATTGATTTTGCTCTAAACTCTTAGTGCCATAGTACTCCTTCATCTGACGATGTTTTTCTTTTGGCATTTCGCATAGAAGCATACCTTCAATTCCTATACAACCTTCCCATTGTCCATGATTAATAGTCGGAAACAACTGATTCTTCACAGTATTAGCAGGTCTAGCTTCCCACCCTTCTCGCATACGTTTGTATACGTTGTCAGGTGTGTCCTTGCCCTGTATTGACGTAGCTACCCATCGTTGTACAAATCCAGGTCTTGGGTCTGGTGCATCTAATAACGCTGGTGGTGTCCATGAAGTTTGAGGTCTACTCTCTTCATCACGAACATTTTCTCTTGCTTCTTGTGCTCTAACATTTCTCTTCTCAGTCATATCTAGCTCCTTTGACTTTTTTGTATTTCTGAAGCATATTTTTTCAAACCCACCTCATCATTAATTCCAAGTTCCCTAGCCATTCTAAGTTGATCTTGTGTCATTCGCACTCTATTGCTTTTGTAGCTTGAGCCACCCGCAGAAGGCGTTACTGTCTTACTGCTTTTTGCTCTGGGCTTACTTCCAGCAACATCTACATTAGATACTAGTTCAGGGAAAACCCTTTGTAAACGACTATTTAAATTTTCATAATACTCTGAAGAATTTTTATCAAAGCCTTCAATGTCTAATTGTACATCAATTGCTCTGGCTGCCGCACTTTCTCTTTCATAACCTTTTTTATTAAACCAATCGTTTGATTTCCACCATTGGGTTGCTAATGCTGGTGTTGGGTCTTCTACATTTTGCCTTGCTCTGTCTACAGTAGGCGTTATAGGTTGATTTTTTTGCATATTCTTTTGCATCTCACCTACCCTTATAGTTGCTCTCATATCAGCTAATTGTTCTGAAAAATTAACTTGAGCTTCAGTATCGCCTTCTTCAACTGCTTTGGTTAATGCTTGTTTGGTAAGGTCATACCTTTTAGCAAAATCATTTTGAACTACATTTTGATTTCTTTGCACATTTTCTTGTTCTAGACGTTCTAGTCTTTTTTGCATTTGAGCATTATGTTCTTGCAAAGCTAAAGTTTCTTTTTCTGCTCTAGCCTTTTGTGCATTTATTTTGTCCATTCTTCTTTGAACTCTTTTCCCATACTCCTCTGAAGTTTCTTTAGGCTCTTTTACTTCAGTGGATTTGTCTTTGGGATTGTCTTGATCGTCAGATATTTCTATTTCAAAATCATCATCACTAGCTTTACGCTTTGTGTCTTCGATTTCTTTTTCTATTTCCTGAATTACAGAATTATTTTCTTGGTCTTCCATGTTCGCTACTCCAAGTTATTGCATTTATAAATAGGCAGTTACTTCTACGCCATTTGGTAAAATCGATGTAATCTCATCATCATTTAGTAAAAGAAATCTCACACCATTTATTACTAGTTTTTGACCAGCATATTTTCCATAGGTTACTCTATCACCAACTTTTGGCTTATTATTAATACGCCAACTAGCTCCAGTTCCTCTTTCTCTATATGCAAGTTCACCAATACCAGCAACTTCTCCATGAGCAGTTAAATACGCCTCATTCTCTTGAGCTTTAGAAGGCAATATAATGCCACCCTTAGTTTGTTGCTTGATTTGATTTGGTTGTATCAGTATCTTCCAACCCATAGGGATAGGCAACTGATGTTTGGCACAAGTGCCTTTTGTTTCTTCGTCAGTATATATTTTCGCTACGTCATGTTGATGAGACATGTTTAATCCTCTTCATCTATTTTAGTTAATGTTTCGTCAATTATAGCACAAGCAAGTTCTAATCCTTGTGCTAAACCAACGTCTTTTTGGTATGATTGAAAGTCAGTTTCTCGACCTTCAATCATCTTTTCGGCTATTGCCGTCTTCTTCTCCCTCAAGTTTTTCTTTATTTTCTTGAGCAACTCCACTGTGTTCATTTAATTGACTCTCCCCTGTCATAGATACACCTGTAACATTTATAGTTACGTCTTGTTGTTCTTTATTTTCCATATTTTTTAACCATTTTCTTTTTTGACTTAATTTTTTTAACTTTTGGCTTAACCACCTTTGATTTACCATATTTCATAACTTTGCCTCCTTTATATAATGATGGAAATTGAGCTCTAAGCATAATATCAACCCTTTGTTTATGTATACATAATAACTAATTTAAAAAAAAACACAAATAAATTAGTAAAAACTCTATTTAGGGGTTGACTTATGTATCTACAAAACATATATTAGTTTTATAAGATAAACGAACAACAAAAATTGGAGACTTAAATGCAGACAATAACAGAAAAATTCGCAAATCACTTAGGTTACTCAGACATCAATCCTTATGAAGTTGTAAGAGTTGTTTCAGACAAATGTATTGAAATAAGAGCAATGGATGCAGAGCCTATCAAATGGAAAAAAGACATTGTCCAAGGTGGCTTTTCTCATCATGTAAAAAATCAAGATGAGCAGAAGTGGGATATTACTTCTAATGATGCTAACCCAATCATAAGAATTAGATATGTCAAATCTGGAAATAGATACGATCCATCAATCAAAGATTTTGCTACAGTATATGGTTGGAAAGATAAATATCGTGCTAGATATTCTTTATCAAGCAAGCCAACAAAGTTTTACGATTATAACTTTTAATTAAAGGGGGTGAAATTCCCCCATTTTTATTGGAGATTAGAATGGATATACATATGCAAAATACTATCTTGCTAAAACAGAATGTA